TAGAACTCTTCTTCATGTTTGTCTTTGTGTTTCAACGCTACGTACATATGTGGTAAATCTCCTTTATACTTCCACCCACAGTCTTCACATTCAAAGTTTACTTTCACATTACTCAATATTCATACACCAGTGACTTATATAAATCTTCCCAATCAAAATTTTTCGCTTCGCTTCGCTCAGCCCCACTTTCGTAGCATACGTCGTTTGAAGTAATCAATTATTTGTTCGCTAAGTTTTCGTTCTCCGTAAATTGATCTAATACGTTCGCTATCGTGGTCGTGCAAAACAACTCGGCCGTTGTAGTATGGGTACATTATGCAGTCTTTATGTTGTTCGCAGTGCTTAAGCCCAATGGCGTGGCCACATTCATGTATTAATGTATGTACCATATTATATGTACGAAGTTTAGTCTTAGTGTTAGGTGGGTACTTGTCAGGAAATACCTTATGTGCATTAACTGGCTTACCATTAGTTGTCCAGATTACAGAGTCGTTAAATGTTATATCTCCCCCAATCTTTGATCCATTGGGAAAATATGCATATGCCAAAGTTCCTGGCTTATCCCTGAACATTTTATCATTATCTTTTGTCTCAAATTTCATTTCTATGTCTGCTGTGCCTTCTACTCTTTTAAATCTAATATCTCTTGTCCTCAACCCCCACTGCCTTAGTGCTATAGCAAGAGCCTTATCTTCAAACTTGCTGTCAGGGAAGTGTTTTGATTCATTAGTTACCCTATAAGTTACATACCCAAATTTTCTTCGTCTTACTTTCTTAGGGTTCCATTTCCCCTTATATTCGTCTATTGGATTATACTGAAACTCCCTATCTACATTACAGTCAAATTTCTTGTCATTATCTTTAATGACACAAAATGTGGCCATATTAACACTTTATGTTAAGAGTCTTGCAGTAATCAGCGAATGCTGGATTATGTGTTGATGTGTATTGAGTTTCAGGCAATATGCTTATGTTTGCCTGTGATAACAGTGCGATCGATAAGACTATTGCTAGAACTATAAATGTTATAAATATACCGAAATGATCTACATTCATGGGTAACCACCGTAATGAGTAGCAATCCCTCTACAAGTATCTGTTGATGCAGTAACTGTAAACCAACATGACCTTTCCATATCTACTGGTACATGGTCCATATATATAAAAGTTACGTATGAACCCCATACTAGGAGTATTAATAGACCACTGATAAGCATTACTTTATGCTGATTCTTCATCTCTATCATCTTCTTCTTCTTTTATCTTATCATCAGATAGAAACTTTAATTTCCAGAATGTACTCTTGGCCTGTGGTGTTATTTTCTTACCTTTACCAAAACATAGAGTAAACCAGTCAAATAGTTCACTATAATCCTCAATCTCTAATTCCACCATTATCTTAAGGACACCCTTTCTAGTGCGTCTATTAATCTTTCATATAATCCATTATCCTCTTGTTTTATTAATATGGCCATTCCTTCTACGAAACCAGCAAATGATCCTATCCATATGTCTTGCTCTTCCTTACTTTTGAATGTAGGCATATCTGTATCAGATTTTAGTTTAAATGAATTACAAAGAAATTCTGCAGCACGATGTATTATCTCATGTTCCCTCATAACCTGTGGAGTATTTAAATCGTAATAAAGATTGTGGGCTGGGTAGTAAAGCCAGTCCTCCCTTTCGTATGAATCTACTCAGGTATGCGTACTCACACCACCCACAACTATATAAATATCTTATGCAGTATAAATATATGGTTAAATTCGGTAGAACAGAAGAGGAAACTAAACCTAGAAAGACTTGTACTTGCACGTTTGATCATAGAGATCTACAGTGCAAACAGCATGGTGGCTAGTTACAAAAACATTACAATTCTTTAACAAAGTTTATATATTGTAGGTATAAACAATAGTTATGGGTTTTGTAGATACACTGAAAGGTATATTCAGTTATAGAAGTAAATCATTTACAGAATCAACCGTAAGACCTAGTATTGCCCAACCCTATATGGCTACCGATACAGGAGCCAAACTGCCAATATTTCCATTTCCTCTTATAATGATCTATGAGCTTGCAGATAATGTAGATGCTCTTAGAATACCTATTGAAACAGTTAACCGTGAGATGTTTAAGAACGGTTTTGAGATAGTAGAGAAATGGAAGTTTAAATGTGCTAACTGTTCAAAGGAATTCCAATACGCACCACTAGCAGGAGACATACGAGATGAACAACCAAACTCAACAAATGAAGATAATGAGAGTACAATAGGTTCAACAACATCATCAAAGGCAACCAAGAAGCCACAATTCCCAGTAAGACAACCATCAAGTAATTTGGAAGGTCCATTACAATGTGATACTTGTGGTAGTCATGACCTACGAAGACCAACACCAGAAAACAGACTGGTGTTAGAGGATATGTTGAACAACCCAGTCAATGCAAACGAGCAATCATTGGAAGATGTAATAAGAATGTTGGAAAGAGACTTGGAGATTGCAGATAATGCATATCTATTAGTGTTAAAGAATTATTGGATTGATGATGCTACAGGTGAAATAGACAATGAAAAGTCAGAGATAAAAGAATTGATAAGAGTAGATCCACCTCAAGTAGCTATGATTGCAGATAGTGATGGTAGAGTTGGTTATGATGATAAACATAATCCAGTTTTCGTTTGTCCAAAGTTTGAGCACCGAGGAAAGAGACTTACTGGAGATAGATGTGACGTATGTGGTACAAAAGCATTGAAGGCAATAATTGAAGTTAACTCTGTTTATTCCATTGGTATACCACAACCAAAGAGAGTTATCTACGGAGAGGGTGAGGTAATTTGGAGAGCAGGTAAATATAGGCCAGGATTACTTTATGGTTATTCTCCTATCTATGCAGTATGGTCAAAGGTAATGTCTTTGTCACATATGGATGAATACATTAGAAAATATTTCGATAAAATGAGACCTCCAAGAGGTATGTTAGTAATTGCTTCACGTAATTACGAAACATTTAGAAAGTCTTGGGATGCACTTGAACAAAAGGCAACAGAAGATCCATACATGATACACCCACTGTTAGTTGAATCTGACAAGCCAGGTGGTAAAAACATGGCACAGTGGTTAGACTTTACAGGATCACTTAAAGAATTAGAGTTTATTGCAGTTAGAAAAGAACTTAGAATGATTATCGGTGCGATATATGGAGTACTTCCATTATACTTCGGTGAACTACCAACTGGTTGGTCACAAGAAGGTTTGCAGGTTACAATTACAAACAGAGCAATCAAATGGGGCCAAGACATTCTATTAAAATCATTCTTAGCAAAGTTAGCATCATTAAGAGGTATTGATGATTGGGAGTTAAGATTAAAGTCTGGAGAAGAGACAGATAGATTAAGAGACTTGCAGATACAGGGAGTAGAGATAGAAAATATGAAATCATTGCAAGGTCTAGGATTTGAGATAAGCAGAACACATACAGGAGAATTCAAAGTTTCAAAGGATCCAGTTATTACTACAGCAGAGATGGCTGGTATGGGAGAAGATGAGGCAACAAATCCCAATGCCCCTATAAAACCTGGTGGACGAGGTAGAGGTACAGCAGCACCAAAAGAAGATCAGCAAAGGTTTGAAGGAGAGCCACAGCATAAACTTCCATCTAAAGTAGGTGGTATAGCAGGTGGACATCCAGCAAGTGGTCATGGAACATCATTAAGTAGAAAGAATTTCCCAGACGGTATAACACCAGCAAACTTCGAAGCAGTTAAACGTACATTACAAACATCAGTAGACTTTGGATGGACAAAGCAAAAAACAGAGTCTGAGTTAAGAAGTAAAGCATTTATGACAGTAAGACAAGCTAGACGAATAGTTAAAGACGAATTAGGTCAAACAAGGAGGTGGGAAGATGACGAAGAAAAGTAAAGGAGAGAAAACAAAAGCAACGGTACAAGTAAAGCCAAAGGCAGAAATTACTGGTAAGGTTGTGGAGAGAGTAGAGGAATTTAATAAGAAAGTAACAAAGGAATACAACGATACTATAAAACGAGCAGGCTCAGTTTATACTGCTAATTTTAAACTAATAGACGATACAATAGAAGAGATAAAGAAAGCAAGTAGAAAGGTTTCTACTAATGACTACTCTGCAAACAATGTATACATATTCTTACAGGATGCTTTAAAGAGAGTTCTTAAAGCAGAGAAGTAATGGGTACCAAGTTAAACGTTGATACTGGTGGCTTAGACATTGGTAAGAAGCTTTGGGAAAAGCATCAAGCCGATGAATATACACATGTAGATCATTATAAAGAAGCAATATGTATCAACTGTTTTGGAAAAGACGCTTCTGCTGCCACTATAGTTGATATATGTGGTGAGTGTGCAGGTAAACGTGGAAGAGAACCATTACTTGCTACTGTAACACAGAAGATGTATGGGTTATGTTTCTTTTGTGGAAAACATAGGTTCAACATTGAACAGATAAACGCAAGATTTTGCAGGAAGTGCCATAGAAAGATAGCAAATGTTACAAAAGAATATAATAAAAAAGGTGGAATGTTTGGTGCAGATCCATTCTGGATTTCCATGCGTAAGAAGCATGGTAAGGATTGGAAACATATAATGGAAAAGAATATAGGAAATAGACGATAACTTAAATATTATACAGTTCGTGTTTAAACATGGACTGGAAAAGAAAAAAAACGATTGTACCTAGATGTGATTGTAGTATACATGATGTCATATCTGGTATTGTAGAGTATTTAATCATAACTCCTATATTTGCTATAGGGTATCTAATGATCACAATTCCATGGATGCTATTTGTCATAGGATTAGATGCAGACCAATTCGTAAATTTTGTATGGCAGAGTGTTATGGTTGACTTGGTAGTTGCATATCCACTTGCAAAGTTGGTTATGAAATTAAAACCTAGAATAGAAAGAATTGCTAAGCTTGGTCACTGAAAGGTTTTCGAGGTAAATTATCAAAACTCATTCCTTTCGTATATTATTTTAGATCAGGTGGTGAAAGTAAGAACTCTAACAACCTTTCCATATTAGATAATCTCTGATTAGTTTCCTTTAGAAGTCTTACTATCTCGTTAAACCCTGCTGCTCTGAATATAAAACTAGACAAATAGGTTCAACCTATCATGTGTCATATCATAGTATTTTACCTTAAAGTTTATCTTTGATTTCTTTTCAGGTCTTCCACCTACCACTTTATCTACCTTAAGAGATAGTAATGGTTTTCTAAATCTTCTAGGATAAAATTCTAACATATTCATTGTTGGATCATAGAATACCTTTTCTTTCTCTACTTGTAATTCACTTCCACTACAAAAGTCAAAACAAGTTCCATTTGTAAAATGAACTATACTTCTTTCTAATGATGGCCTCATTTTAACTTTATCTGTTTGTGTAACTACCCATAACCTGTTTGTTGGTATTGAGTCAGCAACATCATATCCCTCTGTTGGTCTTATAAATAAGTCTATTATAGGAGTCTCATATGTATATGCTTCAGTTTTTCCTTTGTATAAGTTATCATAGTCACTTCTTTTGGTATATATATAGATACTACTAGCCATGTTACCTGTATGAATATACTTAAATATAAAGCCTTCCATAGTTTCATATGGCAAAGAGATGTAAGTGTGGCAAAAAGAAATACGGTTATGGAGATGGTGTTCATGAAGTATGGATATGCTATAATTGTGGAAATTTCGATGGCAAGGCACAAGGAGATCAGTCATTTGTGGAAACCATAATGGAAAATCCACCGATTGTACTGGCCTTAATAGAATCAAAACAACTCGTTCCTATAAGGGATTAATATGTCAGAATTTGAATCATATGTTAAAGAAGAACTTAAAAAGATTGAAGAGAAAGTCGATGATAATACAATCAAAACTGTTAGACTAGAGACTAAATTTGATGAGTATAGGACACATACTATGGATAAACGTCAAATGATTAAATCATTCGTAATGATAGTATTAGGTGTGGTAGGCTCGATTGTAGCCTTCGTACAGTTATCAAATTTTCTATAATCCTTAAATACAACCTCTGCTATGCTCTCTCATGGTAGAAGCATTAATACTTGTCGCTATTGCATCAGCAATAGGAGCAGGTCTGAACACGCTAAGAGGATGGTTACATTCTGACGGAGAGCCTTATTCTATAAGACGACTCGCAGGATCACTGATTGTCGCTACTTTTGCTGCTCTGGCTATTGCACAAGTCCAAATAGTAGATGGATTAACCGATGCTGGAATAGTATTGGTAGGTCTAACGATTGGATTTACTGCTGATTATGTAGTGACTAAGGCCAAGAAAGAAGTCGAGGCATAGACCACAAAGACAGGTAAATAGGGTATTTTTTACCAACCCTTTACCAGTTTAGAGACAACTTTATAAATGAAGAGTATATATGAAAACATATGGATGACGTATTCTTTAGAACAATAGTAACGAAGAGTTTAATGGCTAAATCAGATAGTGATGAAAGGTTCTTTGAAGGCCTATTAACAGTTGAAATGAAGGACAAGCAGGGAGAGATAACTATAGTTGATGAATTATACAAAGTATTACCAACATGGATGGATAGGGGAGCTCCAATTACTGATACTCACTCAAATAGGGTTGTGGGTAAAGGTATTAACTTTGCAAAGACTGAAGCACAAGATGCAGAAGGTAATGTATATCCAGCAATTAAGATAACAGGAAAGATACACAAAGACTATGAATTAGATGATGATATATGGAAGAAGATTACATCTGGAGAGTACAAAGGATTAAGCTTCGGTGGAGCAACAAAGGCAGATAGAGAACCAGTAAAAATGAAAGATGGCTCTATTGCATATGCTTTAACTGATTTAGAACACTATGAGGTAGCAGTATGTGAGGATCCAGCAGTTCCATTGGCATTGATAACTCATACAAATCCATTGTCAAAAGCTATGGTAGAACATGAAGATATTGGAAATGGTAAAATGCTTATCAAATGTGATAAGTTTGGATGCTATGTAACAAAGCCTGACTTTAGTAATACACAAGGAGATCATCATACTATGTATAACCAAGATGTAGATAGAGATACTAGTTCTAATAGACAATTAGGA